TGGTGCTTGGCTTTCTGCCGCAGATCAGTTTATGGGAGATTTAAGTTCATTCGAAGTTGGTAGAGTACAAGGTCTACTAGGTGTTTTAGGTGATAATCAAATGTCATCCGCCCAACGTGATGCCGCCGGTATCGCACAACCAGGTTTTGAAATAGAAGTAGGAGATTTAATTAATGAATAAATTTTTAGGATTATTATTATTAGTGCCAGTAATGGCTTTTGGACATGGAAAACTAGTAGAAACTATACCTGCCGCTGACTCAATTGTTAGCAACCCGAAGAGTATAGTTCTACGTTTTAGTCAAGATGTGAGACTACTTAAGTTTTCAGTAACCTCTGAGAATGGAAAAGAGCTTGAAGTTCCTTTTAAAGCATTAGCTAATAACTCGGAGCATACTATTTCAGTTCCTAGTATGGCTAAAGGTGCATTCACTGTTAATTGGAGTGTTCTAGGGGGTGATGGACACGGCCTATCAGAAAGTTTCACTTTTGAAGTTAGAAGTCAATACTCTACAAACATAAAAAGAGACGCAGATACCTTTGTTGACGCTCTAGTACGATGAATAAAGAGAGACTGTACAAGCAGTTAAAAGCAGATGAGGGTGAAGTGTGTAAAGTGTATAGAGATCACTTAGGTTATTTAACTTTTGGAATCGGACATTTAATTACACAGAAAGACCCCGAGATGGATTGGGCTATTGGAACTCCAGTAAGCCCTGAAAGAGTGAGAGAGTGTTTCGACAGGGATATTGGAACATCTATCACAGAAATAGGCAGTATGGTTAAGGACTTTGATGACAAGCCTGATATAGTTCAAGAAATTTTGGTAAATATGTTATTTAACTTAGGCTACCATAGGCTCTCACAATTTAAAAAGTTTCTAAAAGCTATTAAGGAAAATAATTGGCAAGAAGCTGCAAAGGAAGGCAGAGATTCTAGATGGTATACGCAAGTAACCTTTCGAGCGGAAAGGTTAATGAGTAAATTAGAGGAATTAGATCCAATTTATCCTACAACTGAGCATGATGAATCAGATGATATTGAAGATGTTAAAAGGTTCTCAGATTCTAATGTATGAATTATTAGCACAGTGCATAAGATCAGATCAGTTAACCGCAGCCCAAGTATGGGAAGAGTTTCTAAATGACCCAGAGTTTTATAAATGGTATAGAAACAAATATGGAGTATAGTGATGAAAAGACTAAGTAAATTTAAAATAGGATTAGCTATTGCAGGTATTTGTGGAGCAGCATTTTATCTAACAGTTCCTGCCACTATACTATCATTTATAGCATATGCATTTATGGCCTCCTTAGTTCTACCTTTGGCAATAGATATATTTAATCTAGGTCGGTAAAAATAAGTTTGACAAGACAAGTGAAACAAAGTATAATTGTCTAAGAAATGGAGAAAAAGAATGATAAAACGAATTGAAGAGCCGAACACATCAGCTAAACGGAGGAAAGATGATAAGAGCTGTAAAGAAGAAAGAGTACGAAAAGCTTTCGGATACGAACATACAGGAGACGATGGTATTGTTATCTGGGACGCAATTTACAAAAAAGGAAGCGTGCCTAAAACTTAATATAGCTTATAATACCACTAGACTATCTAATATAATAGCCGAGTTCGTAGATAAGAAAGAGTTCCAAGAAAGGAGACGATCTCAGAATCGCGGCAAACCTGCTAATGCTTCCGAAATAAGCGAAACATTAGTAATGTATTTAAATAAAGAGCCAATCTCTGCAATAGCTAGTTCTTTATATAGGTCAGCTTCTTTTGTGCAAGGAATACTATCTCGAATAGGAGTACCTAGTGTCCCAACTAAAGAGGGTAGTAATGAAATTGCTTTTCTACCTGAAGTTATGCTATCAACAACTTTTAAAAAGAAGGAAATGGTTTGGTCTGCCAGACATCATGGGCTGGCACAAATACGAGAAGAACTAACTTTAGAAGAGCAGAAAAAACCTGGGTATCTTCGTCCTATAGATTACGAGAAGAGAGAGGGCAGTAAGCTGTATAATATCTATGTGTTGGAGAAAGGAGATTTCAGTAATAGTTATTTTCCTAACGTACAGTGTGGAGGCTTTTTTAGCTGTAGCTATGCCTATGACGTAGGAAAGTTAGATCACTTGATAGAACTAGGAGTAGATATATCAAGGTTAGAAAAATAGTTCTTGACAAATATGTGAAAAATTTAATATAATATAGTGTATTTTTGAAACAATTATAAAAGGAGTACAAGCATGGCTTGGACGGACGAGAAGAAAGCAGAAGTAATACAGGCATATAAAGATGCCGAACCTACACCAGAAACAAGTATAGAACTGGTAAAGGAAATAGCAGAAGAATTTGAAGAGTCTCCAAACGGAGTTCGTATGATTCTAACAAAAGCAGGAGTTTACATTCGTAAAGCTGCTGCAGCCGCAAGTACTGGTAGTACCGCAGGAGCCACTGGTGGTCGGGTCTCAAAAGCCGATGCACAAGAAGAGCTTTCAGCAGCACTAACCTCTGCAGGTCAAACAGTTGATGACGATATCGTCAGTAAATTAACTGGAAAAGCTGCAAAATACTTTGCAACAATTATAACCACTATAGCACCCTAACCCCCTATAACTACACACTGATTCATTTAGTGTGTAGTTACTCTATGGATGAAGTAATGAAAAAAATAAATCACGTAACAGCGGGTGTAATACTAGCTTCAACGAGTTTATATGCTCCCGTAGCACAGGCAGATGAATGGTCGGCCAATTTCGCAGCCTCTAATAACTACATCTGGAGAGGCTTAACTCAGACAGTAAACTCTCCTGCTGTCTCTGGTGGCTTCGACGTTAATGCAGGCGGATTCTATGTAGGTACATGGATTTCAAATGTAAGCTACGCTGCCGATGATGTATACTCTTATGAGCATGATATCTACGGAGGCTATACAGGCGAAGTTGAACTATGGCGCTATGGAAACATTAGCTATGATATCGGTTATCTTTACTATAACTATGACGCAGAAGCCCAGTTCGATTTCGGTGAGTTATATGGTTCGATTGGTGTCGGCCCGTTTACCTTTGGATTGAATGTACTAACCAATACTGAAGCAGTTGAAAGCGCAGCTTATAGCATACACACCATTGAAGGCCCTGCTATAACTATAGAACATATAAAAGGCCAAGATTTCGGTATAGGTAAGACAACTTATCTGTACGCGGACTATGGTACTACACTTGATAACGGCGTAGACCTAGGCTTCCACATGGGACATCACCAAGGTGACTTCTCTGAAGCATTCAACGGCGTACCAGGCAGCTACATGGACTACGCTGTTTCTGTTAGTAAAGATGGTTTCACCTTCATGGTCACTTCTACTAATCTAGACGATGTAGGCCCTGATGCTTTGGACAATGACGATATTAAATTCGTAATTGGCTATGGCCTGGATATCGATCTATAATAGGAGCAGTGTTTGAGTACAAAACTATACAACCTTTTAGATAGTACAGTAAAAGATTTTACCAACCTACATTAAAAGGAGTTTATAGTGAAAAAAGAAGAATTACGCACCCTAGTTAGTGAATATGGAGATGCGATAATTACTTACCGGAGTCAGAATTCTAAGAAGTTAAAATATAATGTATGTACTTTAGATTTTAGCACAACTTATATTGTCTCCAAGAAAAGTAGAGCTAAAGAGACGGCAGAAACTTTGCTGTTCTTTTGTTGGGATACGGACTCTTACAGACTTTTGAGGCCGGAAAGCGTTACAAGTGTAGTTCCATTAGCCTCTCTATTAAATAATCAGGAGTGATCATGGAACTATATGAAACCCCCGAAGAATATACCAAAACTATCTTTTATGATTCTGATAGAGAAGAACAGGTTCGTATAAGTGTAAATACTTTTAGGTACGTTGAGTACCTTAGTGTACGAAAGTACTATTTAGACTTTAACGGAGAGTGGAGCCCCTCTAATGTAGGGGTCACGCTCCCACTAACTATAGAAAACTCTAAGGAAATGTTTCGAGCATTGATTGAGATCCTATCTCTAGCTGAGAGCAAAGAAGTTATAGAAGAGCATTTTAAAGGTTTAATTCACGACATCTATATTTAATCCTTGACTATTTACTTAAATTATTTTATAATATAACAATAAAATAATAGGAGTTTGTATGCACAAATTTTTAGACAGAGCTAGTGATCTTTATTACAAAGGTACCCCCATTCTAGAAGATATCGATTTCGATACTCTTGCAAGGAAACATGGCTATAATAAAGTGGGACACACAATTACAGATGGTGTTCCCCATCATTTCCCTATGCGTTCTTTACAGAAAGTATTTGATCTATATGATGCTCCTACGTGGTATAACGATGCCACAAATGATATTGTTTCTAGTCCTAAGTTAGACGGGGCCGCAGTATCTTTGCTATATGTAAATGGAGTTTTGGAACAAGCCCTAACCAGGGGTGACGGTAAAGTTGGCAGAGATATTACGGATAAACTAAAGTTACTTGTCCCAAATAAGATAGAAGCCAAAATGCCTAATATAGTTCAACTAACTGGAGAAGTAGTAGCTCCTCTATATATAGAGAACTCAAGAAACTATGCAGCGGGTGCATTAAATTTAAAAAACCTCGAAGAATTTGCTACTAGAGAAGTAGAGTTTGTTTTATATGGGGCAGAGCCTAATGTCGATCATTGGTGGACAACTGAAATGAACTATTATAGCTACAACGGTTTCTGCACAGTATTAGATATTAAACCCGATACGTTCCCTACTGATGGAGTAGTATATCGACTGGATAAATTCAGCAGTCATCATCTGCAGGGATTTACTAGTCAACATCCTCGAGGTTCATTTGCTCTCAAATCATTAGTAACTGAGACTGCTGTAACTACTTTAGAGAAGGTAGTTTGGCAAGTAGGAAAGAGTGGAAGAATTAGTCCAGTTGCAATCTTAGATCCTGTAAAGGTGGGGGATGCAATAGTTAGTAGGGCCACTCTACATAATATTAGTATTATAGATGAGTTAGGCTTAGAACTTGGGTGTCAAGTTGAAGTTATCCGCTCCGGAGAGATTATTCCTAGAATAGTAAGACGGGTAGATGATGATCGCGGATATGATTACGGATATGCTGAACCCAGTGAATATGATGAATGGCAAGACTTTGATTCGGAGTGCTAATGAAAATACTAATAGCGTGTGAGTATAGTGGAAGAGTGAGAGATGCGTTTAAAGCGAAAGGCCATGATGTAACCAGTTGTGACCTGTTACCTACAGAGAGGCCTGGCAAGCACTATGAAGGTAATATTATGGACATTCTCTGGCGTGATTGGGATATGATGATAGCTCATCCTGAGTGTACTTATCTATGTTCTAGTGGTCTGCATTGGAATAATAGAATTGAAGGTAGAGCTGAAAAGACAGAAGATTCTTTGAAGTTTGTACAAGCCTTGTGGAAATCTGGCATACCTAAAATATGCTTAGAAAATCCCGTAGGTTGTATAAATACTAGACTAGACTTTATGCCTAAGCCTCAGTATATACAGCCGTATCAATTCGGGGAAGATGCCAGTAAAAAAACTGGTCTATGGCTAAAAGGGTTACAACCTTTGAAGCTCACAAAACTAATTGAAGGTAGAAAAGTAGTAAAGAATGGAAAGACTTACCAAAGGTGGTCGAACCAAACTGATAGTGGCCAAAACAAGTTGGGCCCAAGTAAAACTAGGGGTAAAGACAGGTCGTTAACACACCAAGGAATAGCTGACGCTATGGCGAATCAATGGGGTTAAGAACCTTTAAAAAAATATTTCTTGACTTTTACCCCAAAACTTTAGTATAATATACGCTTCAATCAAAAAGGAATTCAAAACGTGGAAAAAATTCAAGTGCCTAGTAACTGCCCTTCGTGCAACTCTATACTTGAATGGGTCAATGATTTATTGTTCTGCAAGAATGATAATTGTTCCACTAGATCAGCTAAAAAAATTCAGCACTTTGCTAAATCCCTATATATCAAAGGACTTGGTCCGAGGTCTATAGAAAAATTAGGCTTAGCTAGTATAGTAGACTTATATTACTTAGATGAAGTTAGTGCTTCTTTAGCTCTTAATTCTGATAAATTAGGTAGTAAACTAATTTTAGAGATTGAAAACTCAACCAAAGCCCCTGCAAATTTACTGCTACCAGCTTTTAGTATCCCTTTAGTGGGTAAAACTGCATCAGTAAAACTAGCAGCCGTATGTGGAAGTATCTTTGATATAACTGCAACCTCTTGCAAAGAGGCAGGACTCGGACCAATAACGACCGATAATCTGATGGCTTGGTTACACACAGATTTTTTAGATTACAAAAAACACCTTCCCCATGATATGCTTTTCCAACGGAATAGTGTGGATACGAAAGGAGTAGTTTGTATATCTGGAAAACTAAACAGTTACAAAACCAAGGCTGATGCCACCGCAGAATTAAAAAGTTTAGGTTATAGAGTCAAAGACTCTGTAACTAATGACGTAACTCTTTTTGTTAATGAATCTGGGGTATCATCCGCTAAAACCGTAAAAGCCTTTGAAAAGGGCATTAAAATTATAACTAATCTTAAAGATTATATTGGAGAAATACATGGCAGTTCCTAAGTGGAATGACGAGCGAACAAGCGAGCTCGAATCGTTTGTAGGTACAGAAGCACCCATCTCACAAGCTACAGTAGTTCAAGCTGCTGAAAGCCTTGAGACATCAACCCGTTCAGTTTCTAGTAAACTGAGAAAAATGGGCTACGACGTAGAACTAGCTTCTACAAATACATCTAAAGCATTTTCTGACGTACAAGAAGATATCCTAGAGTCATTTGTAAGTGACAATAGTGGTCAGTATACTTACGCAGATGTTGCAAGTGGCTTTCAAGATGGTAAATTTTCAGCAAAGCAAATCCAAGGCAAAATCTTGTCTATGGAATTGACTGGTCATATCAAGCCGACTCCTAAGCCGGAAACTGTTAAGACTTATTCTGATGCTGAAGAAGCTGTATTTATTAAGCTAGTAAACAAAGGCGCGTTTGTTGAAGCAATCGCTGCTGAACTTGATCGCTCAGTAAACTCTGTTCGTGGTAAAGCTCTTAGCTTGCTTCGTGCAGGAACTATTGTTGCGATTCCCCGTCAAGAGACAACTAAAGCCGGTACTCGAGTTGATCCTCTAGCCGAACTTGCTGACGTTGAGTCAATGACTGTAGAAGCAATTGCTACTGAAATTGGCAAGACAGTACGCGGTGTAAAAACCATGCTTACTCGACGTGGTATTTCAGCGTCTGATTATGATGGTGCTGCTAGACGTGAGAAGGCTGCTGCTGCAGTTGTTTAATTAGTTATTTGATAAGTGTCAGGAATTTTCTTGGCACTTATTTTTTTGTTCGGGGGAACATAAGTGAATATTGCTAGTGCTTTAATAAAGCAGATACTTGATGCACAGGATTTCGAAACCTGGAGTATCCTGCGTAAGCATTATTTACCTTCCGAATACCATACTATCTATAGCGTTATAGATAAACACTGTGACGAATATCACAGCCTTCCTAAGTTTGATGATCTCAAGTATGCCGTTCGTGATAGCAATACGAAAGAAAAACTATTTGCTATAAAAAGTATTGAAGTAGAGGCGGAAGCCGAAATGCTTCTTCAATATTTAAAGAATGAATACACCCAAAAAGAAGTATTAAACGAACTTGAAAATTATGTGGAAAATTCTGTTGCGTTTGAAACCGCAGAAGAAACCCTATCACACCTTCATGAAATTGTTCTTCGTATAGAGGACAAAGTAGAGCTTAAACACCCTGAAGAAAGTATGCAATATATTTCTTTGTTTGAGCCTGATGAAGAACTTGACAGATATATATCCCTAGGCTTAAATGATGCTTACGATAGTTTTATGAAGTTCTCTCCTAGAGACTTGATACTTATCGGAGGCCGTCGTGGTGGGGGTAAATCTGTTACTTGCTCTAACATAGCAAATAGCGTTGTTGAGTCTGGTAAGTCTGCAATCTATTTCACTATAGAAATGGATAGTAGATCTATCTTACAACGATGCTGTAGTATTGCTACTGGAGTTCCTCTTGCTCGTTTAAGGACTAAAAACCTTAATGTTAAAGAGTGGGAGTCGGTTGCTCAATGGTGGGCTAATCGATTTGAACGGGGAAATGAGCGTTTGAAAGAGTATAAACAACATCGAGACTTTAATGAATTTCATACTAAGTTAAAAGAAAGCGAGCTTCTCCCGACTCAGCTGGACATTGTTTACGAGCCTAGTCTTACTATTGGTAAAATCAAGGCTGACTTAGATAAGAAATGCAAAAAGTTAGATGTTGGTATAGTTATTGTAGACTATATTAATCAAGTAAAACGCTCAAATCTTCCCTCCCGTGGCGGTCAATATGACTGGACGGAACAAATAGAAGTTAGTAAAGCACTGAAAGCTATGGCACAAGAATATGAAACACCAATATTAGCCCCGTATCAAACTGATGCTACTGGAGAAGCTAGGTTTGCAAAAGGTATATTGGACGCAGCGGATGCTGCATACTCTATGGACACTCATGCTCATGAAGACGGCTGTATTACCTTTACTTGTCAAAAGATGAGATCAGCTTCTATGGAGTCTTTTACATCCAAAATTAACTGGGATAGTTTAAAAATTGGCCCTGAGTCTGCCTTGACCCCTGAAGAGCAGGAGGCAAACAGTGAAAAAACTGGGGAAGAAATAGATGACATCTAAAAATATTTCTTGACTATTACAGTGAAATTTAGTATAATATACCATAATGAGAGTACAGACATGATAGATGACATTTTAGAGAAAAAAGGTATAAAATATGCCTTACAAGGTAATGATTATCTAGTGAAGTGTCTGAACCCTGAGCATGATGATTCTAATCCCAGTATGCGGATAGACTCAGTAACCGGTATTTTTAACTGCTTCTCTTGCGGTTATAAAGGTAGTGTTCTCACATTGTTTAATGAAAGGGTAAACCATCTACAAGTACGCAGGGAGCTTTTAAAACAAAAAATTATAGAGAAGCGGGCAGAAAGTATTGGTTTATCCTTTCCCTTTAACTATACACCTTATCTAGGCAACTGGAGAGGTATACGCCCAGAAACTTATAGAAAGTTTGAAGCATTCCAACATACCAACCCTGATTTTATTAACAGAATAAATTTCCCTATTAGAGATATGTCAGATAAGATAGTTGCTTTCAATGGACGACACTTAACAGATGGAATACCTAAGTATAAAATTAGTCCTAGAGGCGCTAAGATGCCTCTTTATCCTAAAGTAACTCCTAAGAGTGGTAAAATAATCCTAGTGGAAGGTATATTTGATATGATAAACCTACATGATAAAGGATTGACAAATGTTGTGTGCTGTTTTGGCACATCTAATATTAATGAAGATAAATTAAGTATGCTTTCTATACAAGGCGCATCAGGGATAGATGTCTTTTTCGATGGAGACGATGCCGGACAAGAAGGTGCAGTAAAAGTAGAAGCTATGTGTGAGAGGGCGGGTCTTCTTT